TGATACGTTGTCTATTGAGAACCCACCAGTGTTTGAAAAAGAACGAAACATTAAAGATGTTCCATCAGAAATAGTAGTTAATGCATAATGCTTACTTTCAAATAAAGTATAATCAGTTACATTTGTATTACCAACCCTAACAGTAACACCTCCATCAATAAGATTAATTAAATCAAATTCTAATAAGTACTTCTTACCATTTTCAATTATATTATTCTGATTAAAATTAGCATCAGTACCTCCAGAGAAATTAGCACTTCCACCACTAATACTCCAACCTGTGCCTTTACTCCAATTACTATCCGTAGCAAAATCTCCATTAACAACCTCTTCATCTCCTAAAGTCTGTACTGGCTTAACACTATGTAACTTCCCATCACTATAAGCAGTAGGAGTTGTTATTATACTTGCTTTCTCTAATAAATTGCTCATAGTTCTATTTTTTCAAAGTCAGTTAATGTTGCAGTTGTACAAGTTGCATTCTCATAATATGCTGAACGAGATTCCAAAGATTTTAATAAAGATGGTACTTCACTTGGAAAAGCTAAATTATAGTAAATGTCTCCCCATCCATCTTCTACTGGACTACCCCACCAACTAACTGCGTATATTTCGTTTGCCATTATTTTTTTTCTTTTTTAGTTAAATACTTTTTCAATTTAACAACGTTTGCTTGTTTTGGTTTGTAAGTTGCTCTCATTATAGTACCCATCCGTTAAATAAATCGTTAGTATCTGGACTTATATCCTCGTTTGTATTACTGTTGTACTCTGGGAAGCTATCTTCGTGAAAACTAATATAATCTATAAATCTTCTTGTATAGTACTCTGCAAAGTTTCTTTCTTTGTTTACCAAATAATCTACTTCCTCTTTAGAAACACTTTCTGCATTCTCTGATGTATGTTTACTGATCCCACCATTTTTTATTTGATAGGCAGTAAAAGGTAAATACTGCATCATTGCATAATGTATCAACATAGGTTGTACATAATCATTAACTAAAGATAAATAATTACCACTTAAATTATCAGCAATAATATCAGCACTAATCTTATTGTATAAATCAGTTCCTAAATAATTCTGTATATCTATCTGTTGTGCAATCTTAATGAACTGTATAAACTTGTCAGTATCTACATTCCCATCAAGAATACTATTTTTTACTAAATCCGTTCTACTTATAAATAATGCTGTTGCCATCTATCTTTTTTTTACAAATCCATTATTGGGCATATCCGTTGGTCGCATTGCTACTTTTTTATCATTAACCTCTGGTTTAAAACCTTCTTTTTTTGCCTTGTTTACGCTTACTTCTGCATTTGGATTACCTACATCTGGTTTTAGATTTTTACTCTTTGCCTTGTATGTTTTACGCATCCAAAAATGATGGCAATCTCCACCACCTTTGTAGAGCCAACGATCAAAAGTTAAAGCACCACCTTTACCCCAACCGACAGTCTTACCCTCTTTATTAGTATATCCATCTCCTAAATAGGTTTTACTCATTCTGTCAATATCTTCTTTACGATATATCTTTTTAGCTTTTACCATTTTCTTACAAAACTCTCTACTAGTTTCTTTAAAAGTTAAAGGTGCGTATTGATACCTTACTTTAAATTGTAAACCATCTTCGCTTGTTCCATCTTGACTACTTTTTGCGTTTGGTCGTGCAGTTCCAGTAGTAACAAAATTATACATTTTAGATAGTAGAGATAATTTAGGATTGTTTAACTTTCTTACTTCTTCATTTAATTCATACTCTGCATCATAATCAACTTTTCTTTCATCAATTAGTTCCCAGTTTTCTAAATCTTCTTCTTCTCCAAATTCACTAATAAAATCAATTTCTTTTGATAATTTAACACCAGTTTCTTCTTCTCTTGTTTCTCCATCTACTATATTATCTAACTCTTTAAACTCTAATGGTTGCAATGTTTTAAAATAAAGATTTAAGCTAATATCATTGTAAGCTAATATATCATCAAAGGCATTTATTAAAAGCGTCTGAAATGGTCTAATAACTGTGTTATCCATTAACAAAGAAGCAGTTTTTAATTCATCTGCATTATTACCTAAACCAGTTGAATCTTTTACACCTAATAACATAGGGGAAACTACTCGATGTGCTACCATAATCTTACGCATACTTTCATCAGAAAGGAATTGGTACTGATTATGTGCATCACTTAATTGTATTGGTTCTATACTTGCAGCGGTATTTGAATCATCGTTAAAAGATAATATAAACTTACCACTATTAGAACTACCACTAAATTTTTGATAGATTCTGTTTTCTATTAATTGACGTTGCTCGGGATCCGGTGTACCATTATTAAAATTGATTAACATACTTGGTGCTAACCCATTCATAATATTATTTAAGTGATAATTAGATATCTCTTCTTCTAACTCTGCATATTGTAAACCACCTTGATAATCTACTGGGGAATAATATTTATATCCTGCCTTATAAGGTTTTACGTAATATATCTGTATAGGATCATTACCATAACCAAACGCTTGTATTCTTTTTAAAGTATCGTTCTTTTTGTAGTTCTCCCAGTCTGGGTGCATATAGTATGCTTCTATTTCTCCTTTTTCATTACACTTCTCTGCTCGTAATGTTTGTACTGGTATATGCTCTACCCTTGCAACCGTTTTTCTGTCTTTAGAATAGATTACTTGCATTGCACATTGGCCCATAAGTTTTAGATCAGAAGATAATCTCCTTACACAGTCATCGTGAAATAAAGTAATCATTTGTGCATAAGCCTCTGGTTTCCTATTGCTATCTGTCGCATCTAAACCTCTACCGAATATCATTTCAGACATTCCGTTTATAATAGCGTTATTTGTTGCACTACCATTATACCTATCAATTAAAAACTGAAAGTAATTGTTGTCCTCTCCATAAGAAACAAAATTATCTGTCTTTGTTTCCTTTATTTTAGGACTTGTATAAGTCGATAAATTTAATACTCTTAAATCATTCATATTATAAAACTATATAATCATTATTACCATCTTTTGTTACATACTGATTTTTATTAACAGAATAGTAATCGTTGGTGTCTTGGTTAATTGTTTGGTCTGTACAAAATACTCTGTCTAAATAAATGACATCAGAACCGTTCAAAAGTGTTAAATCATAATACCTACCCTCTTTTAAGTTAAACGCATAAGACAAGGTTAAATAGTCCTTATCTGTAACAGTATTTACACTTGCAGTAGTTATCTCGTTAGTACTGTCATCTCTTAATTTTAATGTAACAGATGCAACGTAACTTCTCGGTATGACCTTTATGGTTTGTTGGTTTGTACTTGTAGTTAATACTTTCATATTAGTATATAGTAATAAATACTATTTTTTGTGTGTATTAAATAAAAAAAGGGTATCCGTTAAGATACCCCTTTAAGATAAAGTAAAATTTAATTACGGATTTGGATCAATAGGTGTAGTTGAACTCACATCTGGTGCAGTTGCAAAAAATGGAGGGGCAGTTTCTTGAGCAGAAGCCACAAGTGTAAATCCACTTAAATCTCCCATCGCTGCACCAGTTACAATAGTACCACTATTTATTTCAGCACCATTATCCTTACCAATTAAAAAATAATTTCCGTTATAATCCTCTACTACATAGTGAGCACGACCTCTATTAAGTAGTTTAATTTCTTCTTGAGTTGCTACATCAATCGTAGTTAATGTAAGATTCAAAGTAGTTTCATAAAAAGTAGTTCCGTTTTCTCTTGAAGATGTAACGGCAGTTTCTAAACTTGAATTTCCTTTTATTTCGTACTTGAAAAACTCTGCACTACCATCACTCGGTAATGTTATTGTTCCAGAAGAATCGCTTAACGCTGCAATAGCAGGAGAGTAATCTAAAATGTAAACATTTTTAAGACCACCTACTGAACTTTTGCAAGGTAAACTTCTTCCTTTTGTTACTGCACAAGCCATATATTTTTATTGTTTTAAATAAAAAAGGGTAGATGTGCATTAAGCATACCCACCCTCTTTAATGATTATTAATTGATTATTATGAATAAAGAACGATATCAGAACCGAATACGTGCTGTACTCCTGCGGTAAATCTCATTATAATTCTTACATTTTGTGATCCATCTATGTCGCTCATATCAATTACTTTAACTTCGTTTTGATCATTTAATAAACCAGTTCCGAAATATAAGTTTGATTTTTGTGCTGCAACCATAGTGTCATCTGCTAATCCTTTTGCAACAAAGATGTTGATACCATCAAAAGATAATTCTCCACCGTTGTACCATTGAGTACCTTTGTTATCAGAACCATTTGCTCCAATACCACTTGCAAATCCTCCTAATGCTCTTACGTATGCTCTTGCTACGTTTGAAGAAACATAAAGAGTTAAATCTTCTTGTCCGTAAACCGCAGTTGGGATAGCATCTACTACTTTTCCTAATTCAGCAATTACGTTTCCAGAATTTACAGTAGTTCCAGTTACATCAATTACAGTTCCATCAGCAGTTAATTTTGCAGTAAATCCGTCAAATTCTCCACTGTTTGCAGTTGCTCCACTCCAAATGTTTTTCTCTGTCTTGTCAGCTACTTTAGAAGCAACGTGAGCGATTACAAATTCAGCAAAAGATGGTGCTAAAGAATCGTGAGCAGAATAACCCATTTGTTCAGCTTCCCAAGAGTTATGTAAATCTTTCTTACATAATTGTAGGTTTACTTGAAACTCGTCTGGTTGTAAAACTGCTTCTGTTAAAGTTAAAGTTCCTTGATTAGTTACAAAGTCGCAAGAAGCATCTTTTACGATGTCATCAGTTGCACCCTTTTGGATAACAGATTTGAACTTTACGTTTGGTAGAATTGAAATAGCACCACTATCTAAAGTTGATGCAGATAATAATGCAGAAGCGATATACTTACCACTAAATTCCCCTGCATAAGTTGATGTTAAAGATACACTCATTTTTATTTAATTTATTTGTTATTAAAGTTATTCATTTTACTCATTACTCTATCTAATGTTGTCATCTTTCTTTTAGATGCAATATTAAATTTTACTTGTGTTTTAGAAACCTCTGCGTTTGTGTTAATTGGTTCAACAGCAGGTTCAGATAATTCTTGTGCAACCTCAGTTGGAATTTCATTTACTGCTTCGCTTACAACCTCTTGAGTAACTTCTGAAAGTTCTACTTCCTCTTTTACTTCTTCTTTAGGCTCTTCACTCATTTCTTCTTTAGGTTCTAACATTGCTTTGATCTCATCAATCATAGATTTAACCTCTTCAAGTTCCTCTTTAGTAGCGTAACCCATTTCTTCTTTTTCTTCTTCCTCTTCCTCTGCTTCTACTTCAACCTCTTCTTCTTTCTCCTCTTTCTCTTCAGATTTCATCTCTTTAATGATACCCTCTTCTTCGATCACTAAAGTTTGACCATCTTCTAAAAGATAATCTCCAACTGGTAAAGCAACTTTTTCATCTTCTGTTACGATAAAGACTTCATTATCACTTTCAAATTTTTCTGCTTCTAAAACAGCTCCGTTTTCTAATTTCATTTGTTCAAGTTGTACTTCTACTCCTAAGAAAGTTTTTACTTGATCTAACATTTCACTTGGTTTCATATAAATATATAGTATTAAAAAAATTAATTTGTATTTTCGTTTATACTGTCGTTGAGGTTTTACCTATTCCTTGTGCTTGTAAGCTACCATCACAACATTCTTTTGAGTATGTATTATTTTCACATAAACAACCTCTCTTACTTGCTCTTGGACTTGTACTGCTTGGAATTTTATTCTCTTTATTTCTCATTCACTATTTCTTTTTTACACAGTTAGGTACTTTTTTTCCATCTTTTATTTTATATCCTTTTTGCTCATAACCATCCCAACAAGGGCTTTTAGAGGTTTTACCTGCTTCTACTTGTTTTATTTTAGATTCAGCCCAACTCTTTGCTGATTTACCACCCCATAATAAATATGATATTGTACCACAAGCTTTTGTATTTCCACCATCATAAAACTCTTCTGCTCTGCTTAAATAAGAGAACATACGCTTTATAGTTTGTATGCTTATTGGTTTTCTATCGGCTAATTGTTGAGCCCTTACCTTACCGACTTGTGTTGCACACTTATTGTTTACTTTCTTGTTTAGTTCAATACCTCTTTTAGCATTGTTACTTACAGACTGAGGATAGTCAGAAAAACTTTCCATCTCTGTTCTCTTACCTTTTTTAAGTCGTTTATCACTCTTAATAATAGCTTTGATTTGAGATAACATAAACTCTGCTTCCTCTTCTTGTATTTGACTTAACTCTTGTTGTATATCTTTGATCGGTTCTTTTGGTCTTTCCATTTTATCAGCAAAGTAACCCTCGATAGAAAATCCTTTTACCTTTCCAGTTTTTACAAAGTTATTCCAAACCTCATCATTATTTACCTTTACAGAACCCATCCAAGTCCCTACTGGTACATTCATACCGAACTTTCTTGACTTATCGTGTACTTCATCCTCAACTATCCAACTCTCTACAAGTGTAAGTCCATTAATTTCGTGATCGTGTTCTAAAGTGGCTTTACTCTGATTACCATTCTGTAAATACATTTGAGATGCCTTTACAACAGTATCTTTTGAAAAGTATATATAATACTCCTCGTCTCCACTTCTTCTATATATAGGCTTGTTTGGTATTAATAAAGCACCTACAAGTAATTTCTTTTCTTTGTCTGCTTCTGCTAATTCTATAATGTTACTATTTAAGGCAATAAAATCTTCTTCAATAGCAGGATTCTCTACAACGCTAATTGCTTCGATTCCTATTTCATTATTTTCCTCATCTAATACTAACTCAATTATATTCATATTTATATATAGTTATATTTTTTTTATTTTGTATATTTTAAATAGATGCTCCGTCTATAATGTTTCTATCCATTTCTTGTGCAGTTGTAATATCGTTAGAAACTACATACGCTTGAACTGGTTTTTGTTGCTGACTACCTATTGCAGTCGCTAACTGATTAGTATCACTTGCACCTACTACGTTAAACGCAGGAGGTTGCGATGGTGCTGATGGTACACCTCCACCACTTGATGGAGTTGGTACAGTGCTTGCAGTAGTCCCTTCTGCTTTTACACTTTTTATTGCTTGTATATTTTTTAAAGCTACTGCTCCTGCCAAACCTGCTTGAACAATAGGATAACCTGGGAAAAAAGCAGTAATTGGAGATTTCTGTGCAGTAGAATAAGCGTTTTGAACACCCTCTACACCACTAATAGTAGCACTCGCTATTGCCATAGCTTTTCCTACCTTACTATCCTTACCAGCCAAATTTGCTATCTGATCAAAAGTACCTTTAGCATCTGCTAATTTTTGTTTAGTTCTTAATTCTTCTATTTTAGCTTTTTGGTTATCTCTTTCTATATTTGTTTGCCTTGACTGTTCAGTAAATTGATCTAAAGCTATTTGTGCATCTACCTTAGCTTGTGTTCCCTCATTTGTGTTATCAATAACTGCTTGTAGTCTTGCTCTCTCTTTCTCTTGTTCTATGGCATCAATCGAATCTAATTCCTCTATCTTTTTTAACTCATCCTCTATTAGTTCTGCATTAAACCTTTTTCTTTCTATTGATAATTGATTCTCGCTTTCTTTTTGTGCGTTTGTTAATTCAACGTTTTCTTTCTGTAAAGAAGCTTGATTGGTTAATTGTTCTGATTTAAACCCAGCGACTTTTGCGTCAATAGCAATCAATTCTGTATTTAAGTCAAAAAGTTCTTTTGTTAATTCATTACTTTCTCCCTCTAATTTTACTTGCTCGTTTAAAGCACTGATACGTGCGTCAATAGCTTTCTTTTCCTCACTTGCTTGTTTATTTAAAACATTAAGTAATTCGTTATTTGCTTCTATCCTTTCAGATATACTTTTCCTATCGTCATCCCTTATTTGTCTTTGTGTTTCCGCTTCGAGATCATATTGCTCAACTAACCTTTGGCTTTGAGATTCTAATAAACCATAATTCTTTTTATTTTGAACAACTCTCTTTGCTTGGCTTAAAGCAGATTTTACATCTATCTCATTAATAGCATCTGAAACACCTACTGCTACACCCTCTGCTAAAGTACCGACTTCTCCTACTGCCTCAACAAAATTATCAGCTATATCCCCACCTGCTTTTTTTATTCGATCCCCAGTTTCAAGTAACTTTCCTTGTGTTTCTGTAATAGCTAAATTTAATCTTTTTAACTCCTTAGGATCGCCATCACCTAAAAATGATTGTTCCCAAGCTAATTGTGCTTTCTGAACACCAAGCATCATTCCTTGAATAGCACCTACAACAAGATTTATAGAAATAGATAACGCACCACCTAAAACTTTTTGTAACGCATCAAAACCACCAGTAGTTTCTGAAACGCTTTTAAATACATCTATTAGTACATCACTAATTTGTTTAAAAACAATTCCTATTGCAGTAAAAACAGTTTCAACAGTATCAGCTACTTGTTGGTTTCTCATTAAAGCTTCTGAAAGCTTATCTACTACTTTTAATATAATGCCTAATCCTGCACCCTTTAAAGCAAGACCTACACCTTTAAATCCTTTAGCTAAAACCTTTGTTCCTTTAGTTAAACTCTTTAAAGATTTTTTATTTGATTCATTAGCCTCTACAAATGATTTGTTTAAATTATCTACTGAATTAACAACATCTTGTATATTAGCCTCTGCTTTACCAGTTTTAGCTTCTAATTCAATCGTTACTTTCTCTGCCATTTGATTTCTTGTTTTAGTACCTTATATCCATCCTTTAATGTAATAGGTAGTTTATTCTTTCCTTGTGCGATCCTTATATTCTCGGTTTCTCCGTTTGCGTATTTTAATAATTCTAATATATTTTCTATCATAGATCGTTCAGTAATTCTATATCAGATTTACCATTTTTTAAATTAGTTTTTATTGAGTTTATCTTGTAACTGTTTCCACCTATTACAAACCTATCTGCTAACGTATAATTAAGTAATATTCTTAAAGGTAAATAAGCACTTACTTTTGTTATTCTGTTTATAGGATTAAATACGCTTGTAATATAATTGCTATAATATGCTTGGAATAACGTATTAGTAAAACCATTATCAATAGGAACTTCTAATGCACCCCATTCGTTTGGCTCTGCATTAAAATTCATATTATAAGTACTTGTCGAAGAAGATAAAGCAACACTATTTGATGGAATGTTATAGGTTGTTGTTCCAGTTTGACTGTTCGGAGAGTTTAAAAAAGCAATATTATTTCCGTTTGTTATTCTTATTGGATAAAACAATAAAGGTTTGCCGAGATAAGATTCTTTATTATCATCAACAGACCACCCCCATTGAACAGTAGTTACACCATCTCCATTAGCAAGTTCATCAATCAACCTTTCATACTTCATTTGTGAAAAAGGTGTTTTAACATTGTAAATACTACCATCTAATTTCTCTGAACCAGTGTATTCTGATTTTCCCCAAGTTTTACCAAATTTTTGTTTATGAAATGCAGATAAAAATGTTTTAGTATCTTCGTGTTCAAAATTTATTTCTCTATATGGTAAAGCTATATTTACTTGACTTTTACTAACATCTACATATTTAGTTATGTCATAAGAAGAACCACCACTATAAAAACTATCTAATGTCTTTACAACAATTTTATTTGTAATTTGGTCAATGTATGCAGTTAAATTAAACATCTTAAATAAACCACTTAAAAAATCAATTACTTTTATATTTGGTATTTGTTGTGTAATATCAAACTTAAAAGAACTTGTATATTGATAATTAGTTATTGAATAACTTTTTGAATATATAGTTGGGGGTGCTGGGATATTAGTATTATTGTATTTATATACTTGAAAAGTAATATTAGAAAAAGTAATATCAAAATCAGATTCAATATAAGCAGTATATTCTGCATCTTGTTCTATATCAATAGAAGGAACACTTGTTATAACTTCAACACCAGATGTAATATCTCCACTATTTACAACCTCAATACCATTTTTTCTAATAGATATTCTATATGGATTTGTGTTTGATGTAGTACTTTTTAGATTTATCTGCGTATATTCTAACACCGATGTTGGGGGTGTATAGAAATATAAAGATAAAGCATTGTTTGACATTGTAGAAGCAGTAAGAATATCACTCCCATCAGTAAAATTATCTATCAAAGATTCATTTTCTCCACTTAAATTTTCAACATCTCCTTTCTTTCTATGTAACCACATAAAAAGATTATAATAAGGAACGTTATTAGTATTAAAAAAATCATTACTAAATGAAATACTTGGATATTTGGTTTCTATCGCTTGAATAATAGAATGTAATCTAATTGCGTATTTTAATTCAGAATATAAAACTCCCTTAATGTACCCACTATCATAAGCTACATTCCCAGATTCATTTGCTGAACTATGAGAATTATATGTTAGTCTTTGTGTGTGTGTAATTAATGGTACAATAATATCTTCACTTGTTGGATCATCCCTTAAAGAATTATATATACTTGTAGCATCGTATGTTTTATTTAAAGATGTTAAACTTGATAAAGCAGACAATGTATCATCTCCTAACAAGTCTTTTAATGTAACTGTACTACCAAAGAATGTAATCTTATAAGTATGTGGTTTATTATCCTTTAAATCAACACCCTCTAATTTTACTCTACCATCTGTAAAAGGTAAAGTATTTAATTCTATGTTTGCTGGTTTTCTTACCCTTGCATCAAAACCATCTTCTATATCAAAATTATAATAGTGTTTAAAGATTTTGTTATTTGTCTTACTCGCTGGTAAAGTAAACGTTCTTGTAAAGTCAGTAAATACCTTATCAATATCTTTTACGTTCTTTATTGTTTGAGTAATAACAACGCTTTCATCTTCAAACATATCAACCCTTTCTCCCTCTATGTATAATTGTATTTTCTGCATTTATCGAATGTCGTTTATTACATTAAATGAATTATCAAAGTCAAATGTGTACTCTACTAACTTATCATTTAAAGATGTCTTATATGTAATGTTAGATGTCTTAACGTTAATCGGTAATACTTGTTCTACACTATTAACTACATTGGTAACCCATACCTTTTCAGATAGCATCATCTGTTTAAACACTTCGTTGTATTCCTCACTTAAAAACCCACTACTTAATGTTATTGATTCTTTTCCTACTACATTAAAATCTCTGTAAACGTGATTACTTGAACTATAACCATTTGAACTATTTAATATATTTGACTTATAAGATTCTTTCTTTACATTCATTTTTTCTACTGACTTCTTAAAGAAATACATATCTTGTAAAGTACCAAACTTATTTACAAACGTTACCTTTTTAGGTTCGTATTTACATTCTTCTAAAATATCTGTGTTTATAGTTTCAACACCACTACTATTTGTAACAGTTATCTTGTCATTATTGAGGATAGAAATATATTCTATCTGTTCATCACTTTCGTTTGAAGATAAGTAAGTTACTGTGTTTGATAATTGACCATTTACATAATAGCGAACTGTTGGACTTGTAGCAGTATAAATAGGAATCTTTAAAGTATTATCTTTTAAAACAAATAATTTTCTATTTGTAATCATTAATGGAGATGGTGTAAAAACTTCTTCAAAATATTCATAACCAT